CATTACCATTCAAAGTAATCACATCTACATTATTACCAATAACATTACCATTCAAAGTAATCACATCTACATTATTACCAACAACATTACCATTCAAAGTAATCACATCTACATTATTACCAATAACGTTACCGTTTAGTGTAATGGCTGTTAATTCACCCGATGTGAGTGTTATGTTGTTTTGTGCTATTACGTTACCGTAAACGTGTAAATCTATGACGTTAGACAAATCCGGTACGATTTCAGTATCTAAAGAACTGTTTAGCGTGTAGCCGATCATTATTTCTTTTTCGTCGCCTCTAAAAGTTACCGTTGGACTTGCATTACTGCCGGGTTGTTTCATGATAATACCAATATCTGTAGTCGCGAGTTCGTTATTGTTTGCGAGACTTATAACGGCATCTTCAAATGTTGTATTTGTGGTATCTATAGTTGTTGTCGTACCTTCAACAAGGAGGTTACCTTTTATGTGAGCATCTTTTTGTACCGTAATATAGTCTGTTTTCGTATAATTCGATACGTTTACGTTCCCCGTAACTTCAACGACATTAGATCCTAATGTATCTATAGTAACATTCGAACCAATTAAAGCCTTTCTCGAGGTATACGTGTTCCCCGTGACTTCGACGACGTTTGACCCTAATGTATCCATGACAAGATTCGAACCAATTAAAGCTTTTCTCGATGTAAACGTATTGCCCGTAACTTCGACGACATTAGATCCTAATGTATCTATAGTAACATTCGACCCAATCAAAGCTTTTCTCGAGGTAAATGTATTCCCCGTAACTTCGATGACATCTGTTCCTAATGTATCAATAGTCACGTTTGAACCAACTAAAGCCTTTCTCGAGGTAAAAGTGTTTCCCGTAACTTCGACGATATTGGAACCGAACGTGTCCATAACAAGATTCGACCCAACTAAAGCTTTTCTAGACGTAAATGTATTACCGGTCACAACTAATATATTTGAACCTATATCGTCAACGAATAAGTTCGAACCAACATCTAACGTGTGTATACCATGTGTATTTTGTATACCGACGTTACCGTTCGTAATCAAAGCTGGGCCATTTGCGTAGTTAAACTGAACCGTTCTAGAACCGGTCGTATTACCTTGTAAAACGATATTGTTTAAATTCAAGTTTGAAAGAAAATAACTATCGCCGTGGTAAAACGCAGCGCTTACATTACCAGATGTACTGAATGCGTTTATGGAATCAGTTGGGTGTTGTAAAAACGTACTCGAACCTAAACTTAGCCCCTCTATAGTTGGATTAGTGTTCGATATACCAATATGGTCTAACGTAATCGAATCCGCGTCTATTCTACCCGAGACTTGAATTTTATTAGTTACACTAGAGTCTATTAAAACGGAAGGACCTATGCGTACTTCACCATCTTTGGTTACGTGAAACTTTGAACCTACATCAAGTGTGTGCGTGGGACTTGTATTTTGTATACCGACATTACCAGTTGTTACAAAAGAAGTCGTATCATTTATAAAACGAATTGTATTTGATGTAACGTTATCATTATTCGTTACAAATTCTAAGTTCATGGAAAAAATGTCATCTGAAGTTACATTTGAATCTAAAACTTCTTTTGTAGTTCGGTTATACGTTAAAATTTTAACATCGGTATTTCTTATATCTTCCGAACGTAAAGGTGTCATGTAAATACTCCCTGGACCTGATGTATCTATAGCAGCATTTGAAGCGTTGAATACGATCGTGTTTTCGCCCTGGTCGTCCGTAGCGTATTTACCAAACCGGATTTTGGTAGACCGCTCGATGGTCGGTATGTTTTTAACCATTTAATATAGGTACGTATTTTAATTTGCGTAGATAAGACCAGCCATACCATTTTCAATACGAAGTATATTGTAGTTGACTGCGTATATAGGATCACTAATGATCATGGTTTGACTGACTACCTTTGCAGAATCTAATCGACTAAAATTGAGTGTTCCTGTCGGCTGGAGCGAACTCGTCGATAAACAAAAACAGTATAAGAAAAAATCAGGTGAAGTGACAAAGTTTGTGTGGTAATAGTTCATAACGTCTATGAAATGTGGTTTGGCCCATTTAAAATTACCTATATCTAAACCGTTTATTTCAATTTTAATTTTATTGGTTGTAGACGTTAAAGCACCTTCGGTTGTTGTATCCGAAGATGCGAGGTACTTAACTGGGTGATTAAATGTCAATTCCTGCGAAAGTTCATTTGAAGGAATACTTTTTTGAACCTGTGTAATAATTAAATTATGGTTACGCGAAACAAGGTTACCGCGTTCTTCGTTATCGAGGTAATAATAGTTTGAATAACACTCGAAATTATAGTTACCCGCATTTGGTCCCCAATGTATACGTAATTCGACGTTATGGTAATGTAAAGCGACTATGGGTAAAGCACACTGTGCACCCTCACAAAAGAAGAATCTAAATGGATAGAAATAAGAGCGAGCACTTATACCGGGGTGTGTACCATTCGCACTTTTTGAAACGTTTGTTGCAAACGTATCGATTGCTATTTTTTCGGTGAAAATGGCATCTTGTGTATCTATGACCTGACCACCAATGAGAAGCTCAACTTTGTCTATAAGCGTGTCCCACCTTTGAATATCAAGTGCCTGTGTATTATTATCAATTGTTAGGTATGTATACCCTAACATATCACCTGTTCGATCAAAACGAATAGATGACATAGAATTCGCTTTCACATCTCCCTGAATAGTTTGTTTTTCAACGGATTGTGAAAAGTTAGAATGTCGTTTAAACGTTGACGTAAAAAAAGATATTTCTGGTTCGCCCATAATGTATTCGTCTTGAGCACCAATTGCTATAAGTTGAACAATACCAGATGACATTTATAATAAGAAAAGGTTAAAAATATGCGTTATTTACTACCCCCCTGGAATGGTAAATTTTTTTGTTTACATATAAATCTAAAAATAAAAAAGTTATCGTCGGTACCCGATATAGTAATACCGTCTTGATTTAATAAACTAATTGTTAATCTATCTATTTTTCGTATAGGTGTCGAATATTGTTGTACGACTGGGTAATTGTCTTTGAAAATAATCTCCGAAGCTGCACCATTTCCACTAATCAAACTCCCAAACGAATTATTTACTTTTGATAAAGATGGTTGACCTTCGTACCCATAAATATTTGATGTTCGTTGTGTATAATTTGTATTGAGTTCGTTTATAGATATGTAACATACATTTGAACCCGTTGTTGTAATTTGTGCAGCGTTAAGTCTTACCTGAACGATATTTTCAAGTGTTTGCTGAAGATGTACAGTAAATGTATTTTTACTTGCTTGACCTATAGTGTCAACGGTAATCGTATGATACTCATATTCGAAATCGGGTAAAGTGGATTGACTCGTCACTAAAGCCATTTATATATACTGGAGATTTTACTTCATCTTATACCCCGCTTGTTCTCGAACAAGTTTTTGGCCGTCACATACACCACCTTTACTGTCGGAGTAGTAGGCATTACCCAAACATTCTTCGGTCGATGGGATATCGAAGAGCGAACCCGTATTGACGGTTTCGATTTCGACATCTTTACCCTGGTATCCGCTGGTACGTAACATTGCGAGAACACACAATACTGCGATGATGATGACGATAGCTTTGATCGTGTTTCTGTTGGTGGCGTTAAGTTTCATTTATATTGAAACAACATTTTTTATAAAGTGCGTTAAAGAGATTAGAATAGTTTCAATATAAAGAGTAATAGTAATGGACGGTGAAATTATTCTTGATCGTAAAAATACGAATGTCATGAAACTTGATGATAGTGAACAGGCCCTGATGAACGAAATTGAAATTGATGTTCCTCGACGTCAGCCTGTAAAAAAACAAATTTCTCAAATGAAAACACAGTTTACAGCGCCTCAACCTCAGGTTTTCCAGGAAGATATTGACTCATTTGCGAACCCAAATAAACAAGCGCAACCATCTGCGCCTCCACCAGAAGCACCCGTTGATTACCACGAATACGACGACGAACCCGATATGGACTACGGGGGTGGAGGTGGATATATGATGGAGGAAGAGGAAGAAAAACCATCACCAGGTTTTAAGACGGTTGACGAAGAGAAAGCGGATCTTGTGAACAAACTTGGGCGATTGGAAAAAAAGGGATTTACTGTGAACAAGCGTTTGAATGCTTATTCCCCTATAGACGAACTTAGAAACGAAGTAAAACGAATAACATATAGTATAGATGTAGACAAATCAATTAAGTTTTCGAGACGTATGCTTATTGCGTGTACGACAGGCCTTGAGTTTATGAATAAGAAGTATAACCCATTCGAGATTCAACTTGACGGGTGGTCTGAAAACGTTATGGAAAACGTCGACGATTATGATGAAGTTTTCGAGGAATTATACGTGAAGTATAGATCTAAAATGCACGTCGCCCCAGAAATCAAATTGATTATGATGCTTGGTGGTTCGGCTATGATGTTCCATTTGACCAATAGTATGTTTAAATCGGTCATGCCAAACATGAATGATGTGATTAAACAAAACCCAGGACTGGTTCAAAATATGATGACAGCGGTACAGAACACGGTTCCAAAATCTCAGCAACAACAAACTCCTGAAACCGGTGAACGACACGAAATGCAGGGACCAGGGTTTGACATTTCGAGTCTCATGGGTAACATTATGATGCCACCAACACCACCCATGAACACAACAAATATCCAGGCACAAACAAATGTAAACGATGACGACGATGACGATGACGTTTCCGATATTGCGGAGGCACCAGCTATGGGTGAAGAAGATGGTGAAGACGGCGACGTTCGTGAAGTTAAAGTTACTCAGACCAAAGCTAAACGTGGTCGAAAGAAAAAATCAGTCGAAATTAATTTGTAAAATATAGTATATGATAGGGTATTGTCCATTAGACGAAGATCCTATTGAAAGGCCGAGACCTTCACGAGAAGTATCAGTCCCAGTCCAGGAGAAAGGTAAAAATTCTACTGGTAGAGGAGAAGATACGGAGTGTAATTATGTTGTTTTGTTCTTTATTGCGGGTGTTATCGCCTTAGCAATCATGGACACACTCCCATCACGAAAGTAAATAAACAAAACTTTCTACCATTCTGACATTTTCCAGAATGGTAAAAATAATTAGTTGTTTTCGAGTGCGGTAACGCGTGCTATTAGATCGGCGACTTGTGTTTCTAACGTCACAACTTTTGTTTTTTCAGCTTGTAATTGTCGATCGACCTCTTGTAAAGCCGCAGTGGAAACCGCCCATATAGCATCTTTATTTAAATTGTTAAAATCCTGAATATGTTCACCATGTATATACGCACCAGTAACGTTAGTAAACTTATCACTATTTTGTATTGTTATAACATTACTTCCCGAAAATGAGAGTACAGGTACGGTGAGGTATTGATCATTATCAGTCGTGATATTTATATTTGACGTATTCGATAAAGTTAAACCTTCAACCGTCGTATCTAAACGAAGTTCGAGTACATTACTATCACTCGTAACACTTACGTTTGAGTTCGTAAGTATATTTGGAATATCACCTTCGCTTACCGTAACCGCGTACGGTAAAACGTTTGCAACTTCTTGGGCGATGAAACCATATACGTTACTTGTCCCCTTTTGTTTTTCATCAATATAATTGTATATTTTGGGTTCGAGAAGACGGATTTTGTCGAGTGCAGAACTATCGTTTATATCGACCACATTCTTTTTTATTCGACTATCAGAATACAAATTAATCTCTGAGCATGCAATTCTATGAGTTGTATGTATAGAATAAAATTGACCGGAATACTCCGTACTACCGATTGTGTCTATTGACCCCGAAGAGTTTAAAAGTGCATATGCACCTATATGTGTAGAAGAACCCGTTCCTGACACGGCAAGTTTTGCTTGCGTTGGACTAATTGTACCAATACCAACATTACCACTTATACCATCTATCATCATTCTCGAGTTAGACTTACTCGCCCTATACGCACTACCATTATCTTGCGATGTTTCTACACAAAAGTGTAAATTTGCGCGACTCCAACCAACTGCGTCTGCTATTATAGCACACTTGGGTTGGGCAGTTGTACTATTAACATATGGTGTACCTAAAAATAAAGCTGCCCGATTTCCTCCATCATCTCCATCATCACTGTACGCTTGTATGTATACATTAGATTCTCCAGATGATCCTTCTCTTCTTACATGTAGTCGTGCCTTTGGTGATAATGTTCCTATACCAACATTACCGGCTTCTAGCGTAAGGTTATGTGTAATACCGCCATTAACACCAAGGTAGTTAGCTTGTGTACTATCACACACGTAAAAATCAATCGCGTTTTGCGAAACACTAGAACTATGCCTCGTTTGTATGAAATGTTGATACGTGTTTGTTCCATTCAAACCAAATGCTATTTGTGGTGCATAGTACGCACCAGAATTAGTATCACCGTTTCGAATCAGTATACCACCATTTGAAGAGTTGATTGTTCCAGCCACGTCTAAATACCTTGTTGCATATGTTGTATTAATAGCGACCCTTTTGGTTGTTCCCGAACTTGGGTAATGTATTCCCTCACTTCCTTCTACGAAACTACTAAACGTTTGTGCGACTCCATTAATTCTTAAATCGCCTGTTAAGTTTATATCACCCGTAACGTCTATTTCATAAGTAGGTGATAGCGTCCCTACACCCAATTTATTTTGTATGAGTGCATCACCACCGACAGATAAACACTCAGTTGGTGGACCTTTATTGTAAAAATCAGACCCTGTATTATCCCAAGAATCATATTCGTGATTTTTATTTAAAACTACAAAATCACCTATTAAAACATTGGAACACGGGTTTATAGATGATATATTAGAGTTATAAAAACTTGGTAACTGTCCAAAGTATATATTACTCGTTGATGGAGCAGCCATTGTTACATTGGAAACCCAACTAATATTAGATGGATTCACACTGGTACCATTTATAGAAATAGTATAATCTGAAGCTTCAATAGTTGTAACCGGTTGTGCGTCTGGTGAAGTTCTTAGAGGTTTTCTACCACTCATAACCTTTTAATATAAATAATATTAATAAATTGGATATTTACAATGATGTAGATGGTGGTGTAGAAATTGTTACTATATCCTCCCTTTGTATATATACATGATTCCAAATATTAGGTGTAAAAAGGGTCTGG